GTCTGCTTCGGAGAATGCAAATGATTCTTTTCTATGAATTTTATCCTGTTCTCTTCTTTTTGCGGCATACTCAGGATCATTTTTCATTTTATCAGCATGATCCGCCATATTCTTTCGCATTCCCTCCTCTTCTTTCTTCTTCTTATATTCTCTGGCGATTCTTCCCATAGCAGCACGATTCTCGCCAAGAACCTCAGCATTCTTATCGTAGTTATCAAAGTGCTCATGCTTCTCAGAAATCAGAATCTCAAGATCTTCGACAGGAACATTCTCGTAGATATACTCAGCATTTTCAATATCATAATGAGTTACTGTACCATCCTCAAGCATCGTATGCATTTCAGGAATGACATCGAATTCTTCTGCAACGCTAGTGCCGTCTGCCTTATAATTGACTTTCTTAGCGCAGTCATGCTTCTTACGTTTACCACCCATTTCGTCTTTACCAAGACGACCAGTAACTATATCGCGTTTAGTTACCTTATCATAGGGAGGAGCATTGTTGGCAAGATTGCCATCGTTTTTTTCATAAACCTGTCTGAGTGCCTCAGACATATCGGGCAGTTCGTTATGATACATCTTACTTAGTGTCCTTGTCCTTTTTATTTATCTTGCGAATGAATTCACCTGGAGTGAGTTTTCTCATATAGTTAGCAAGTTTGTCTGTACCCATTTCACCTGCTGGTGTAAAGTCAAAAAATTTGATATCATTTCGCTCTACTAAGTCTCTCAACCAAGTACGAAATATACGATCAGACTCATCAATAGTGATGAGGTAATTGCTGCCACGACTAACGACTTTACTAATGATCCCCGTGTTAACATTCTCAACATAACTACCAACTCCAAATAAATTGTCAGCGAAGTATGCTTCACGAAGACCTTGAGGATCTAACTTTGGTGCAATCTCATGCAAGTAATATGATGCTTCTGCAAAGTCATCATAAGATTCTTGCACTTGCATAGACTGACGCAATAGTAAGAACAGAGTATCGCGATCTTTTTTAGATAGTGCTTTCGTAAGACCTTGATCAAACGAATCAGCATCTCCTTCAACCGCTGCCTTACGCATCTTAGATGCAGACATACCTTCTACACCTTCAGCATCAGGATCTCTTTCTCCTGCAGAAGTTACTTTGATTTCTTCAAATGTGTACAAGTCTCCGTTGTATTTCTGTGCAAGACTATTGAACTCAGAAACCCTGTCACCTCCCACCACAATATTAACACTACTATACCCGTCAGAATCGAGTGCTGTAAGAACATCAAAGATAGTACGCATGTCGGCGTTATCAACAATCGCATTCGCATGGTCGGGATACGCCAACCGCATATACTTAATCTTTGTTCCTGCGTCGAGGGGATTCTTCTTAGGATCCTCCGACCTTGATGGGTATATTCTATACTCTCCACCATTAGATTTTGCCTCTCTAGATACTTTGTCTAGAAGTTTTTCATGCCCAATTGTCGGTGGATTAAATCTTCCAAAAGTAATAGATATCGTGCCTTGATCGACCTTACCAGTGCCATCTGCAGTTTCTTCTTCTCCATTCTGCTGCTGTGGTGCCTCTTGGTTTTTAGGGTCTATACGTACAAGTTTTCCGTCTTTAGACATATGGGTAATGTTCCCCGAGGGGTCCGCATACCTACCATACCCAATATGCTTAAGTTTTAATTTTTCTGCAGACTTTGCTGCGAACGATCTTTCGGCTTCGTTTAGAAAAGCACTGAACTTTTTCATTCTACCAATTCTTACTAAGATTAAAGTTTGCTTTACTAAAGGTCAATCTATCTACGAGTTTGTAAGGATTGGTTGAAACTATCACGAACCCCTCGTGCTGTGTGGGTTCATCATCGATATAGCACTCAACATTTCCATTTACAACGATCGCATCGAGTAGACGCTGTTTCAGTTGGAAGATTTTATGCCACACCTGGAAGGTAGTCACATTAACCTCACCCTTATATTTAGCATTGAAGACATTGAACATCAATTCAGGACTGGGTATCTCACCCATACGAATAAAAGTATTGATCTGCTTCTTGAGTTCCGCACTCTTAGCAATCTTACAGAAAGGAATCAAAGCAACAATCTCAGCAGCAAGTCTTACTGCAGACCACCTACCAATAGTTGAATCATTAGTATCTATGAAGTAGCAATCCGATGTAGAAGGTAGATTAACCCCAAGGTGACTGATAGCGTTTGGAGAAACTTCATCATACTGAGTGTGAGGAGCTAGAATAATTTGTTGAGTAATCGGAGTGGCAAAGCGATACTCCACAGAATTAGGACGATAAACACTGCCCCCACCGACGCCGATCCAATCAGCTTGGATAATATTAGAGATGCGAGGAAGATGACGCAAACATAAACGAAGGATATTCGCAACGTTCCCTTTATGATTCTTGTCAATGTCTTCATGAGTGTAGTTGATTAGAACTTTCTTTTTGTTGAATACCGACTTGGTGCCCACAAAGAACTTACCATTGGCAGGGTTAGTGCCGAACACGATAGCAGGAGCACCATCCCATTTTGTACTGATGCGTGAGCAAGTCAGTGCCTCCTTTACAGCAGCAAGAGCAACGCGACGACCATCAAAGATGGAGTCCTCTAGGTGCTCAAGATGTTTGTTTGGCATTCGTCCTCTGTCTATACACATATTATAGCATGGCAGAAGGCAGTCGCAACCAGGGGTGTGCCAGTTTCTTAACTGAGTTTGTAGTAAACCGATGACTTGTCAGACTGCGATCCAGCATACAGATACAATGCTTTCATGGCATCATCTGCTCTCTTATTCAATCCCTTTAGATAGTCTAAGAATCGTAGACCAGACAATTTACTATACTTCCAAGACTGAGGACGCTGCTTAATAATTTGCATCGCTGCTTTTTCATCATTAGGAAGTCCAGATGCATTATGCTTTTTCAATAACTTATAAATTTCTTCATCAATTGCTTTCTTGACTCTTTCATTTGCCCGTGGAGAACACTTTTGCCAATCTGCTTCACTAGGTACTCCTCTAAATCCTGCTTGCGCTAATACTTTTGCTACGATACTTCCTTGAATTTTTCCTTGAGCAGCAAACTGCCCCTTAAGTTCCAACTTCCAATCACCTTTACTATCTCCACCAAAGTTTCTTGCTTGAAACTTCTGGAAACTACCAGGTCCATAGTAATAATAAACATCCATAGGATACTGCTTATCACCTTTTCTCTTATTATCAAATGTCAGATCAAACTTTGCAAATGATGCTTGTAGTTTTTTCTTTCTCTCAGCAGGACTATCAGCATTCAAAAGTTTTGCTGTTGGATTGCCTCCCATTTTTTTCAAAGAAAATCCAACTAAATCTTTAGAAGCATTCTTTGCTTGAAGATACTGATTTAATTCATCAATTGTACCCATTGCTTTTAGTTCTTTAGCAATGGTTGCTTTCATGGATTTTCTGACTGCCCAAATATCAGCAGGGTTCCACTTGTCTTCTGTAGCAAGATTTGTCTGAGTTCTTACTTTAGTAAATGCTTTACTAATTGCTGCTTCAATAATCCTATCACCTCTAACAAATTCATATGTTCCTGCAGAACCACCAAGTGTTTTCTTAATTAATGCTCCACCTTTGAGAGAAGAATTCTTCCACTCAGCATCAAGAGAAAGAATTTGATCAAGTTTTACTCCTGGAGTATCACTGAATGCTGCACCACATTTCAAGTCAGCTTCAGATACAACTCTCAGATCTTTACATTCATAAATCATAGCAGCATATAAACATTGTGCAGATTCAACAATCTTGGTGATGCCTGCACCAGCACCAGAACCTCCTGAAGGGGGTTTGATTTCTAATCTAATTATTTTTTTATTGTTAGAGTTTGCTACAAATACATCAATCTTGTTATTTTCTGCAATGATTTCAACACCATCAGTTTCTAGTGCTTTAGAAATCTTTTCAGTTGCTCTACTTCTTTCTGCTTGAGGAACATAGACCTTTAGAAGTATTTGAACTTTCTTTTTAGACTCAGCATCTTCAATATTTTTTACATCAAACGAATAGTAAGAATAATCTTCACCACCCAGTGCTTCCATCACCTTTCTAAAGGTAATCGTATTTGCTTCAGGAACTTTAAGTGTCATCTACTCTACGATATCATCCAAACTATTTAGATAATCCTTTTCTTTTTCATAGATTTTTTCCTGTCCTGTCCAGAGTTTATATCCCTGGACAATCTCAGGTAATAACCATTGGTCCACACGAGCACACTGCTCCCAGTTGACAGGGTGAGCACAACTCACCACTACAACAGAAACGAATGCTCGTAAGTGGATCCAAAGACTATACATCACTCACTAACGTGTTCGATACCTTTATTGTATCCCGTCATGTAAATACGAAATGCAAGACTTTCAATATCATTGTAGATATCTTCAAGGTCACTACGAAGTTCTTTGGTTTTAAGATTCAAAACCCTCTCTTCTGGTTCAAGATTTCCGATCATTTAATTCCTCTTTAAATTCAATAATGTAACGATTGGTTTTTTCTGTCCTGTAATCAGAATGGTACAGAGAAGTCTCATACCATTTACCATTTACACACTTACAGATATTGTCAAGTTGCAGTTTGACTACTATCTGTTTCATCTGCTCCTTCTGTTCGGGAGTCTCTGGTGGTCTCGGCGGTAGTTGGGGTTCCATGATGTGGTGCGTGCTCCCTATCCATAGGTTGTGATTTTGTGTCGTCGTTTCGTGAGAGGTTCTTGATAACAATGAATGCATCTTTGTTATACTTACGATCCCCG